TTTGGCAGGTCACGAACGATCCGACTGGTTCGAGCGCACCAGCGGTGCGTTTTACGCAGCCTGAAGCAAATGCTCAGATGCTCATGGGCGTCTACGAGAGGTTCTCACGCCTAGCCGACGAGCATTCCGGCATTCCGGCCTACCTGTACGGTGATTTGAACGTCCAAGGCGCGGGCCGCACCTCCTCTGGCCTCTCCATGCTCATGGGAAGCGCCGGTAAGGGCATCCGTCAGGTGGTCATGCACATCGACTCCGACGTGATCAAGCCCATCGTGGAGCGTCAGTACGTCTACAACATGCGTTATGACGAGGATGAGAGCATCAAGGGTGATCTCCAGATCATGCCGCGCGGTGCCATCAATCTCGCCAACCGCGAAACGATGAATGTGCGCCGCATTGAGTTCCTCAATGCCACGGCGAACCCCGCCGACATGGAGATCATGGGTCCTGATGGCCGCGCCGCGCTGCTGCGCGAGGTCGCCAAGAGCCTTCAGATGCCCACTGAGGACATCATTCCGTCCCGCGAGACGCTGGCGCTGGTACAGCGCCCGTCGAAGGGACAGCCACCGCAGGGCGGCGGCAAACCAGTTCCGACACAGCCTGACGGAGCGCCGAAAGGCGGGCAGCAGGCCAACGTCGTTTCACCCAATGCGTCGGGAGGGGCCGGATGATCCGTCCCACTGACGAGGTTGTGAAGGCTTTTGCCCTCATTGTGAGGCAGTACCCGCAGGTACTGACCTTTCTCAGTGAGTGGAAGGCCCACGAACTCGAACAGCTTCCCTTCGCCTTCCAAAACTCGGCAGTGTCGCAGGGGCGCTGTCAAGTTCTAGCCGAACTCGTAAAGTTGGCTACCAATTCCCCTGATTTGGCGGCAAAGCAGCCACGCTCGCCGACCAACCCTACGCATACCGGATAGGAGCGTATTAGATGGCATTGCCTGAACAAATTCGTAAGCAGATCGAAGCTGCGGAAGACAAGATCAAGGAACTGACTGGTGAGCCGAAGGCCGTTGTGGCCGATCCGCCCACTGACGAGTCCAATTCCGATCCTGCTCCTGCCCCGCAGGCTGACGATGCGGAGAGGTCCGTTCAATCCTCTGGCACGACTGAGCATGGTGCCAAGGAAGACCCGAACTCTGAGACGTATGCCCAGCGTTGGCGCACGCTTCAGGGTCAGTTCAACGCAGAAGTACCGCGACTGCGGGGCGCAAACAAAGAATTGCAGGCCCGTGTCGCGCAGTTGGAGAACCTTCTGTCGTCACTCTCTACTCCCGCCGCGCCCGCTGCTTCCGCAGCACCGCAGTCCGTGCAGAAGCTCGTGACTGACGACGACGTGGCCGAGTATGGCGAGTCGATTGACATGATGCGCAAGGTTACTCGTGAGGAAGTCGGCTCCTTGCAGGGCAAGATCGCCCAGCTTGAGGGTGTCATCGCCAACCTCACGCAGAGCGTATCGGGATCGGTCATTCCGCAGGTTCAGCGTGTTGCACAGCAGCAGGCTGCAACGTCGGAAGAGCGGTTCTGGTCGAACCTCGCCCAGCGCGTACCCAACTGGCAGCAGATCAACAACGACCCGGACTTCCAGTCTTGGCTGTTGGAGATCGATCCGCTGACAAACACTTCGCGGCAGACACACCTTGAGATCGCCCAGCGTGATCTCGACGTGAACCGTGTCACGGCGTTCTTCAGCGCCTTCACGGCGGCGTCTGGCAAGTTTGCGCCAGCAGCGAATGCTCAACCTACTCGGCAGGCTTCGGAGTTGGAGCGGCAGATTGCACCGGGCCGGTCCCGCAGCGCAGGAAGCGCGACGGGCGGCACGAATGCGAAGACCTATACCCCGGAAGACATCAGGAAGTTCTTCAATGATGTGCGCTCCGGTAAGTACAGGGGCCGTGAGACGGAGCGTGACCGTATCGAACGCGACATCTTCGCTGCACAGCGGGATGGACGCATCATGCAAGCAAGCTAAATCTAGGAGACTTCCATGTCTTTCCCCGTCGCCTCTGGTCGCCCGAACTACTCGGGCAACTTCATCCCCGAAATCTGGTCGGGTAAGCTTATCCAGAACTTCTATGACGCAACGGTCCTGTCGGCTATCGCCAACACGGACTACGAGGGCGAAATCCGCCGCATGGGTGACACCGTGAACATCCGCACCACGCCGGAAATCACGATCCGCTCCTATGTGAAGGGCCAGACCCTCACCGTCGAGAACCCGGACAAGCCGAAAATCCAGCTCAGCATCGACAAGGGCGAGTACTTCGCCTGCATCGAAGACGACGTGGACAAGGTCCAGTCCGACATCAACCTGATGGACACTTGGTCGAAGGACGCTTCCGAGCGTATGAAGATCAAGATCGACCAGCGCGTGCTGGCCGCTATCGTGGCTGATGTGTCGGCTGACAACGAGGGTGCGACCGCTGGCCGTATCTCGAACAACATTGACCTCGGCACCACCGGCACTCCCATCGCCATCACCAAGACCAACGTCCTCGAATACATCGTGGACCTCGGCACGGTGCTGGATGAGGCCAACGCGCCCGAGTCCAACCGCTGGATCATCATCCCGGCGAAGATGGCGGGCATGATCAAGAAGTCCGATCTCAAGGACGCCTCCCTCGCGGGTGACAGCACCTCGGTGCTGCGCAACGGGCGTCTCGGCATGATCGACCGCTTCACGGTCTACATGAGCCACAACCTGCCGGTTGCCTCTGGCAAGTTCGACATCATCGCGGGCCACAAGATGGGCTTCACCTTCGCATCGCAGATGACGGAGATGGAGACGATCCGTGCCGAGTCTACCTTCGGCAACATCGTGCGCGGCCTTCAGGTTTACGGTTACCAGACCGTGAAGCCGGAAGCTCTCGCCCACGGCGTCATCACGCTGGCATAATTGGTGGGGGCCGCTGGCCCCCACTCAACCAAACTCTCTGAGGAGATATCACTATGGCTACTTATGCCGCTGACTACGTCGCTGGGCGCTCCATGGCTCTTGGTGGCAACATCCTGCGTATTGAGCGCACGCTCGACTTCGCAGAAATCGCCTCGTACCGGGCCTCTGCCGGTCTGACGGCTCTCGCGTCTTCCGATGTGTATCAGATTTTCGATATCGCGGCCAAGACGCACGTCCTGATGGTTGGTTACGACGTGACGACCGCCGAAGGCGCAACCGCCACCATGCACATTGGTGACGGCTCTGACGCTGACGGCTTCCTCGCTGCGGTCAACCTCAACTCGGTTGGTTCCGGCGTCTCGTCGCTGGCACTCACCGAAGGTGCCCCGAACACCATCACGGGGTACTCGAACGGCAAGTACTACTCTGCTGCCGACACCATCGACCTGACGCTCAACCACAACAGCATCGACGTTGCTGTGGTCCGCGTCTGGGCACTGGTGGTCGAGGTCGCGTAACCGGATGGGGGGCCTCGGCCCCCCTCCTCTTTTTCGCAGGAGGGTACGATGCAGCGTGGCGTCATGGCTGTACAGCTTTCGGCTACGGGGCTTGTGACTACCTCGCGGGCCTACTTCCTCAAGGTGCTGATCTTCCACTCAGGTGGGGGTGATGCCGAGTTGAAGTTCTATGATCTGGATGCTGCTCCGGTAGGGGGTGAACCCTACTACCACTACTATGTTTACGGTAAGAGCATTCAGGGCACGGATATGCCTGAGCCGGGTATCCTGTTCGACAAGGGTATCTACGTCGAGCTTCCGACAGATTGCAAATGCACCGTCTTTTTCAACGAGGCGTAGAATGGCGAAGACACCTGCATGGCAGCGCAAGGAAGGTAAGAACCCCAAGGGCGGTCTGAACGCCAAGGGGCGGGCCTCCTACAACGCTGCGAACCCCGGCAAGCCGGGGCTTAAGGCACCGCAGCCGGAAGGCGGGCCGCGCCGTGACAGCTTCTGCGCCCGGATGAAGGGCATGAAGAAGAAGCTCACGTCGGCCAAGACCGCCAACGACCCGAACTCCCGCATCAACAAGTCCCTGAGAGCGTGGAACTGCTGATGAAAACCAAGGCTCAGAAGAAGATTTCCAAGGTGATGCGCGAGTTCAAGGCGGGCACACTTCACAGTGGCGCTGATCCGAAGGGGCCGAAGAAGGCACCCGTGGTCAAGAACCGCAAGCAGGCCATTGCCATCGCGCTGAGCGAGGCCGGTAGGAGCAAGAAGCGGTGAAGAAGCCAACCAAGTCCAAGGTCAACGAGGCCGGGAACTACACCAAGCCCAGCCTCCGCAAGCGCCTGTTCAACGAGATCAAGGGTGCGGCGGTGCAGGGCACCAAGGCCGGTCAGTGGTCGGCCCGCAAGGCCCAGCTTCTGGCGAAGAAGTACAAGGCGGCAGGCGGGGGCTACACGTCGTGAAAGCCCCCCAGAAGTCCCTCAAGGACTGGACCGCCCAGAAGTGGCGCACCAAGTCCGGTAAGCCGTCCTCCAAGACGGGAGAAAGATATTTACCGGAAGCAGCCATTAAGGCATTATCCTCCGCAGAGTACGCGGCTACGACCGCAGCGAAGCGTAAGGGTATGAAGAGCGGCAAGCAGTTTGTGCGTCAGCCAGACAAGGTTGCCAAAAAGACAGCGAAGTACAGATAGGAGCCTACAATGGCAAAGAAGCCGATGATGAAGTTCACTCCCTGCTCCAAGTGCCCGTCGCCCGCCAAGTGCAAGGCTGCTGGCAAGTGCCTGATGAAGGGCAAGAAGTAATATGAAGACCTATCTCAGGCACAAGAGCAAGGGTACGGTGTACGAGTACAATCCGTTTCTGGCGGATCACCCGAACATCGAACAGGTGACGGAGGAACAGGCGTTCCCCGAACGGTTTGAACCCAAGGTCGCCAAGGGCCGCAAGCCCAAGGTCAGCCTGACCACGACCGACATCCCCGAACCGCCGATCAGCGATGAGATGGCGGAACTCAACGACGAACTGACGCGGAAGACGCAGGTATGATCCTCTCCGACGTGATCACAGAGGCACGGAAGCTGTTGCAGGACACGAATGCTGACGTGTCCCTTCAGCGTTTCTCGGACGCTACGCTCTTGGGGTTTGCGAACCAGACCCTGAAGCGCATTGCGCTTGTCCGTCCCGACCTCTTTGCTTACGTCGGAGAAATTTCATGCACGGCGGGCGAGGTGGTGCAGTCTGCCCCGTCCGACTCCATCCGCCTCATGGAAATCTTCCGGGTCAAGAACGGCTCCGCAGTGCGTGAGACGAACCGACAGACCATCGATCAGACCTACCCCGGCTGGGTGGATGCCACCGCTGGTGCCACGGTCAACTGGATGCGCCACCCGCGCAACCCCAACAAGTTCTTCATCTATCCCAAGGCTCCTGCCGCGCATGTGCTGATTGGCGAGTACGCCAAGGCCCCGCCTGATTACGCCTCTGGTGACACGGTTGCCCTGCTACCAGATGCCTACTTCACCACCGTGATCGACGGCACGGTGTTCTTGGCCGAGAGCGTCGATAACGAACACATCACCTCGGGCCGCGCGAAGATGTTCTTCGACAACTTCGCTGCCAGCCTCGAAGCCAACTACAAGACCCGCCTGTTCACCGATCTCGACAGCGCCGGTATGGACAAGAGGGAGCTTCCCTGATGGCGACCCGCACCTTCGTCTCGCTCGAAAACAAGATTGCTGCCAACGTGCCGGGGTGCCCGCGCCCGACCATCGAACAGTTCGTGCGCGATATCGCCATCGAAGTCTGCGAGAAGACACTGGTGTGGCGGTACGAGCAGGACCCGATCACGCTCACCTCCGGTGTCTACGAATACGACTACGACATCCCCACCGGCAGCGAGGTGGTCGCTGTGATCCACGCGGCGCTCAACTCTGGCGTCGAGTTCCTCAACACGCTGGACCCGGCAGTTCAGGAAGACCTGCATCGCATGTACCCCGACTGGCCGTCTGCCGACGCCAATAAGCGGTCGTCGCCGCGCTTCGTCGGGCAGTTCGACCCCGATCATTTTGTGGTGGCTCCCGTCCCTGACAGTACGCGGGTGTATACCGTTAAGATGTTTCTGGCATTGAGGCCGACGCCTGATGCCACGGGGATGGACAAGATCGCCTTCGATGAGTGTGAGCAGTTGATCACGCACGGCGTGCTTCAGCATCTTCATACACTGCCTGACAAGTCGTGGACGGACTACAATCTGGCGTCCTATCACGCCAAGCAGTACACGTATAAGACGGCTCTTCGCCGCGCCAAGGCCAATCTTGGTGCCACCCGTGCGCCCCTGACCGTGCGCATGGTTCCTCTTGCATAGGTGACAGCATGTCTGAAGTGATCAAGGTTGTTCAAGGTGACACGAAGCCGCTCATCACGTTGACACTGACGGATGAGGCGACCGGCGATCCGTTCGACCTCTCCAACCCATCGACTACCGTCAGCATCAAGTTTCGCGCCACCGGCACGACCGCTACTCCGCAGATTATCTCCTGCGCCAAGGTTGACGCGGTGAATGGTGTGGTGGAGTTCGACTTTTCCGGTGGCATCCTTGATGTGGACCCCGGCATGTATGAGGGCGAGATCGAAGTGAATATCGATGGCGCTACGCATACGGTATATGATGTTCTCAAATTCCGGGTCCGTGCGGACTTCTAACGAGGAGATAGACTATGGCACTTCAGTATTCTGTGACGGTTCGCAACGCTCAGCTTGATGCGTTCGAGACGGCAATCGGCGCTTCAGCGGTCCTGAAGATCAGGAGCGGTACGGTTCCGGCTAACTGCGCCGCTGCTGACAGCGGTACGGTGCTGGCGACACTCAACCTGCCCTCCGACTGGATGGCGGCGGCGTCGGCTGGCTCCAAGGCCAAGTCTGGTACGTGGGAAGATACGGCTGCTGATGCTACGGGCACGGCGGGTCACTTCCGCGTCTATGCCTCGGACGGCACCACCGTCCACATGCAGGGCACCATCACGGCGACGGGCGGTGGCGGCGACATGACGGTGGATAACACCTCCATCGCTTCTGGTCAGACGGTCACGGTCACGGGCTTCACCATCTCTGCCGGTAACGCTTAAGGGGTTCTCCCATGACTGACGTGTTCAACCGCGCCAGAATGACGACGGCGACCGCAGGCACGGGCACGATTACGCTCGGTTCTGCGGTCACCGGCTATCAGTCGTTCGCGGCTGCGGGTGTCACGGATGGCACGGTGGTTCACTACACCATCGAAGACGGTACGGCATGGGAGATCGGCACTGGCACCTACACGGCGTCGGGTACGACGCTGTCTCGCACACTGGTGGAAAGTTCTACGGGGTCATTGCTCAACCTCAGTGGCTCTGCGTCGGTATTCATTACCGCCCCGACCTCCGCGATCAGGAACCTCGACGCGGTCAACCCATCGGTTGCCCGCAGTAATCTGGAGATCGACGGTCAGCAGACGATCTGGGTTCCGGCCATCGCAATGGTCCCACGCACCACTAACCCCCCAGCATTGGGGTCAGTGGAGACGACCACGAACCGCGTGATGCTTCGCACGCTGAACTTCGATACGACCACGCAGGAGTTCGCGCAGTTTGCCATCCAGATGCCGAAGTCGTGGGACGAGGGCACCATCGTGGCACAGTTCGTCTGGTCGCACGCGGCGACCACGACCAACTTCGGCGTGGTGTGGCAGTTGCAGGCAATAGGTTTTACCGATGATGATGCCGCAGACGCCGCGTTCGGAACCGCACAGACGGCGACCGATACCGGTGGCACGACGAATGATATCTATATTTCTCCCGAGACAGCCGCCATCACCGTCGCTGGAACCCCGGCACCGGAGGAGTGGGTTGTCTTCCAAGTGGCGCGTGTCCCTGCCAACGCCTCCGATACGATGGCAATCGACGCTCGTCTGCACGGCGTCAAAATCCACTACACCACCAATGCAGCGCGGGATGACTAAGCCATGCTGCGTGCAACGCAACTGGTAGGGTGTGGGCGTCACGGACTCACCGGCATCACCTATGTCGGAAACCAGACGTTTACGGGTCAGGCGTCGGGAACCAGAAACTTCGCGAACGTCAACCTCGGGGCCTCCAATGGCGAACTCATCGTCTTGGGTATCACGACGCGCATTGGTAACAACAACTGGAATATCACAGCCGTCACAGTAGACGGTATAGCGGCAACCCTCGTCAACGGGTCAAAGTTCGACGGCGGCGGCGACTTCCAAGGGGCTTACCTCTATCGCGTGACGGGGGTTACGGCGGCGACCGCCACCGTGTCGATTACGTTTTCCAATACCGTTGCTGACGTGAACATCGCTATCTGGAATTTGTTCGGGGTCAACCCAATACCGTTTGCTAGTGCTACAGATGCAGGTGCTGTTCCGTCCACTGTAAGTATCAACATCCCCGAGAATGGTTTGGTGGTGGGGTCATCGGTGAAGAAACTTACCGGCACAACAACGTGGACGGGGGCGACTGAGAATTTTGACGTGGCGATTACAAACCAGCAGTCTTCGGGTGCGAGCATTGCGCTCGTCGCTGCTGAAACTGCCCGATCTATTTCTTCGTCAAATGCCAACGTCTGTACCGCCGCATCGTGGGGGCCATAAATGATTACTGAGTTTGCACTTCTGATTGATGGTGAGTTCAAGGAAATTCGCCGCTACGATACGAAACCCGAAGATATTCCCCACAAGAAAGTGGTGTGGCACCCTGTCGTGCGCGAGTACGGCACTCCGTTCGAGGGCCTTGAGGGTAGTGACTGGGTGGTCCGCACGGTTGATCCGGCCACGCTCCCACCGGATGTACCGGATTACATTTCGCGTCGGCAGGCTGCACTTCAACTTTACGCCTTGGGCTACATCTCCGCGCAAGAAGCTCTCGACATGACCAAGACGGCGACGGTTCCTGCTGCCATCGCGGCGATCTTTGACGCTCAGGTTGGGGAGGGGAACTGGACGCCAGAGCAGCGTATCTTTGCTGAGATTGACTTCGCCGCCATCAACTACTATCGCAACAACTTACTGCTGGACCTGATGGGTCTTTCTGAGCAGGAGAAGGATCAGTTCTTCGTCGCGGCTTCACTGTTGTAGGTTAGACGATGCTTGGTTTTGACGCCCTCGCAAAACTACCCTTAGCAGCGGCTCCTTCAGCCGGTGTTAATGCGAGCGTGTCTGCCACGCAGGCTGGTGACAGTGTCAGCGCGACGGCGGCTGTCACGGTCAAGGCTGTACTCTCGCAGACCCAAGCTGGTGACAGTGTCAGCGCGACAGCCGCCGTCGCGGTCAAGGCTACACTTTCACAGACCCAAGCTGGCGACAGTGTCAGCGCGACAGCCGCCGTCGCGGTCAAGGCCGATCTTTCACAGACCCAAGCCGGTGACAGTGTCAGCGCGACAGCGGCTGTCGCGGTCAAGGCTACCCTTTCACAGACCCAAGCTGGTGATACCGTTAGCGCCGAGTACACGCTATCCACTGGTACGGTCGCCAACCTTGATAAGACCCAAGATGACAACACTGTCAGCGCGACGGCGGCTGTTGCTGTTAAGGCCGATCTCTCGCAGACCCAAGCTGGTGACAGTGTTAGCGCGACGGCGGCTGTCGCAGTCAAGGCCGATCTCTCGCAAACCCAAGCTGGCGACAGCGTCAGCGCGACGGCGGCTGTCGCGGTCAAGGCCGATCTCTCGCAGACCCAAGCTAATGACAGCGTCAGCGCGACGGCGGCTGTCGCGGTCAAGGCTGATCTCTCACAGACCCAAGTCGGTGACAGCGTCAGCGCGACAGCGGCTGTCGCGGTCAAGGCTACACTCTCACAGACCCAAGCTGGCGACAGTGTCAGCGCGACGGCGGCTGTCGCGGTCAAGGCTGCACTCTCGCAGACCCAAGCCGGTGACAGCGGCAGCGCGACAGCGGCTGTCGCGGTCAAGGCTACCCTTTCGCAAACCCAAGCTGGCGACAGTGTCAGTGCTTCTATCGAAGCCACGACGTTTGCTACGCTGTCCCAGACGCAGGCAAGTAACACCGTCGTCGCCACGGCGGCGGTCAGGGTTGCCGGTACGCTTTCGCGGACCCAAGCTGGCGACAGCGTCAGCGCGACAGCCGCCGTCGCGGTCAAGGCTGTACTATCTCAGACGCAAGCCAACAACGTATCGGTTAGTTCTGTCGAAGCCACGACGTTTGCCACGCTGGATCAGACCCAAGCTGGTGACACCGTACAGGCTACGATTGTAAAGAGCCTCTTTGAGGCACCTTGCGTTATCAGGGCCACGGCGTCGGTTGCGGCAATTGTCGCAGACGTGACAATTGAGCCAGTTGTAAAGCTGCGGGCTACTGCAACTTACACGTATCTTAAGGCATCGTATGAGGTACATAACACACCAGCGGTTGTAAGTAACCTCCGACTGGCTGCGTCTGTTGCAAGCCCCCGGCTCGTCGCTTCTGTCTCCTACCCGCGAGTTACGTTCGACACCTGCTGGGATGTGGTAGCCGAGAGGGAAGCCGCTTGATATGTCCGCACGTATTAGTATAACATACGCAAGCTTTTGGAGATCGACATGGCCGTTTTGGTGAAGAACAACGCCTACAGCACACTGGCGTCCACGATCACGGATGTCGCCACGTCGATCTCACTTGCTGCCGGAACTGGTTCGCGGTTCCCCGTGATCTCTGGCGGTGATTACTTCTACGCAACACTGATCGATACCTCCAACAATCTGGAAGTGGTCAAGGTCACTGCCCGTTCGACCGACACGCTTACCGTGGTGCGTGCGCAGGACGGGACGACGGCGCGGGCTTACTCCTCTGGCTCTCGCATCGAACTCCGCATCACCGCTGCGCTGATCCAAGATATCCGCGACGGCATCACGCCCGGTGATGGCACTGTCACGGCGGCAAAACTTGCGAGTAATGCGGTTGAGACAGCCAAGATTGCCGCCGACGCCGTTACCTTCGCCAAAATCCAGAACATCGCCACAGCCCGTGCGCTGGGGCGCTCGTCGGCACTCTCAGGTGATGTCGAAGAGATCACTGCTTCGCAGCTTCTCGACTTTCTGGGCACCACGCAAGGCAACGTCGCATACCGTGGGGCCAGCGGCTGGGTAGTTCTGGCTCCGGGCACTGCCGTTCAGGCTTTGGTGTCAGGTGGCGCTGCTGCTAACGTCGCATGGGGCAAGCCGTCCTATGCACCGGATGTGATCATCCAAGACCAGAAGACCTCGGGTACTGACGGCGGCACGTTCAACAACACCGAAGACCGGACGCGGACACTGAATACACTGGTCCGCAACCTCAACTCACTCGCTTCTCTTTCCTCGAACCGCTTCACGCTCCCTGCTGGGACCTACTTCATCGAGTGGTCGGCACCGGCCTATAAAGTGGACTCGCATCAATCACTACTCTATAACGTCACGGACGCCGTAGTAGTTGCCAGAGGGCAAAGTGCATTCTCTAACAACGGCGGTGATTACGCGGGTAATGAGAGTTCTGGGTGTGCGGTTGTTACCATCGCGGCGAGTAAGGCGTTCGAGATCAGACATCGTGGTTCGGCATCAACAGCAACAGTTGGGTTTGGTCGTGCCTGCGGGTTTAGCACCGAAGTCTACACCATCGTCAGAATTTCTAAGGTGTTGGAGTGATCCCCCTCATGGACAGCGAAGCTCTGAGAGTACTGAACGTGATCATGCAGTGGATCGTAGCCCCAGTGGCTGCGTTCGTCTGGGTGCTTTACCAGAAACAGCAGACACACCACACGGATATCGCGGTCCTGAAAGCTGAGACTGCGTCTGCGAAACTGTCGCATGACCGTGAGATCAAGGAAATCCGAGAGACCAGTCGTGCCATCATGGACAAGCTGAGTTCGATAGAGGAGGCCCTGCGCAAGTGAAGCTGACGCCCAAGGACGAAGCCCATCTCAAGAAGCTCCACCCCGATCTTGCGCGGGTGGTGCGCCGTGCTGCCGCCATCTGGCCGCACAAGGACCGCATTTTTTTCATCACCTGTTCGCTGCGCACTCTTGCGGAGCAGAAGGTTCTCGTCGCCGCAGGCGCATCCAAGACGATGCGCTCCCGGCACTTACCGGGCAAGACCAATAAACTCTCCCACGCAGTCGATTTTGCCATCAAGCTCAACGGCAAGGTCCGTTGGGATGAGCCACTGTTCAAGCAACTCGGCCCCA